GATGCAGAGAAGATATCCGGAGTCAAGTATGACATCTCCTCTTATGCAGACGTGGTGGAAGCAATTCACACCATGCAGGAAAGCATGGACATTGCTGGTACGACTGCAAAGGAAGCGGAGGCTACTATTTCCGGTTCTGTCAGTGCGCTGAAGTCTGCAGTTTCGAACCTCATCGTAGGCTTCGGCGATGCGAACGCTGACATGGAGCTGCTGTGCAGCAACATGGCAGACGCTTTCAAAACCGTTATTGCAAACGTCGCTCCGGTTATTGAGAACATCGCAGCGGCTCTGCCCACGGCGCTGGACGCTCTGCTGACGGCTGTCGGCGACCTGCTGCCCACACTGCTTGACACGGTCGCAAAACTATTCTCGCAGGTGCTGAAAACGCTCCTATCCCTGCTCCCGCAGCTAATCCCTGCGGCGGTGTCTGCGGTCATGACTGTCGTTAATGCGCTGATTGAGAATCTGCCGCTTATCATTGACGCGGCAGTACAGCTTGTATCCTCACTGGTAAATGGTATTGCAAACGCACTGCCTGCGCTGATTCCTGCGGCAGTGAAAGCCATTGTTACTATTGTCCGTGGTCTGACAGACAACCTGCCGCTTATTTTGGACGCAGCCTTACAGCTTGTAACGGGGCTTGCTCAAGGTATTTTAGATTCACTGCCAGTCCTCATTGAAGCGCTGCCGCAGATAATCACGGGAATCGTGGACTTCCTCATCGGTGCAATACCGCAGATAATCGAAGCGGGAATACAGCTTCTAACCTCGCTTGTTACGGCTCTGCCGGACATCATCGCGGCAATCGTGGAGGTAATTCCGCAGATAATTGACGGCATAATCAAGGCGGTGATTTCGGCAATTCCGCTTATCATCGAAGCAGGAATCAAGCTGTTAGTTGCGCTTGTGCAGAACCTGCCGACAATCATCACGACTATTGTTGCGGCTATTCCGCAGATTATTTCAAGCGTTATCGACGCAGTTATCGGAGCTATTCCGCAGCTTGTTGCGGCAGGCGTTCAGCTGTTTATTGCACTGATTGAAAATCTCCCGACCATAATCGTGGAGATAGTCAAGGCGATTTCGCAAATCATAACCGGCATTGTTGACGCATTCGGCAGCTACTTTGGCAAGATGGCGGAGGTCGGCGGTAATTTGCTGAAAGGTCTGTGGCAGGGCATTTCTGACGCAGGCACATGGCTCTGGAATCAGATAAGCGGATTTTTCGGCGGCATTGTGGACGGAATCAAGGACTTCTTCGGAATACACTCACCGTCTAAATTGTTCGCAAATCTCGGTGGCTTTATGGCTGAGGGACTTGGCGAGGGCTTCGGCGATGAGATGAAGGACGTTTCAAAGAGTATGCAGAATGCAATTCCGTCTGATTTCGACCTGGACATGAACGGCACGGTTTCAGGCTTTAACGGAGTGCAGACGCAGGCGTTTGACATTACAATTCCGCTTAGCATTGACGGAGTTCCGCTGACTAAGGTAATATCCCGAATACAGTGGAATCAGAACAAGGTAACGGTGAGGAATGCGGGGGCGGTGTGATGGTTGAGATAATCGTGACCGAAAACGGCAATGTGCGTGGTGTGTTTACACGGGTGATTTCCGCATCGCTGACCGACAGTCTGAACGGAGAATGCACCTTTCAGTTTTCCGTGATTTCCTCGATGGCTTCGGAGATATTCACGGGGCTGGAGGTACAGCTGAAAAGCGACACTCTGAACTACCTTTTCAATGTTGTGAAAGTGTCCAAATCCCTTTCAAATGGCATTGCGATTTGCACTGTGGAGTGCGAGCACAAGTCATACGAACTGAACAACGATGAATACAAGCTGACTGAATTTGACTTCGAGGGCGCTCCGAGTGAGTGCCTTATTTCTTTATTGCAAGGCACTTCTCTGACCGCAGGAATCTGCGACCCGACCGTCCCGATAAAGTTGAAAATAAATCGAGAGTGTACCCGCCGAGCCGCCTTAATGCAGCTTATCGCTTTATGCGGAGGAGAAATTGAGTACAACGGAGCGGAAATAAATATCCGTTCCCACAGAGGTTCGCAGGACTATATCAGCATTATGGACGGAAAAAATGTGTCCGACCTCACGATGGAAACCGACAACCGCTCCGGTACTACAAACTATGGTCTGACACTCTACAAGAACGTCAATTTCTCGGTCGGCGATAACGTGCAGATAGTATTCCACCCATTCAACCTCAATGTGAACACCCGCATAATCGCCATGAGTTTCAATCCGTACAACCGCCGTGAAATCTCCATTGAAGTCGGAGATTATCGCCCGAGCATTTCGGACAATCTCTATCAGATGGAGCAGAAAACAAACGAGATACGCAAGGACGTGGGAGAATCCACAGCGGAACTGAAAACCGCGACAAACAACACGGATATTTCGGTTACAGACAAGTCGCAAAGGCTGTTCCGCATTACTTACAATGCGATTCAAGCGACATACGCGGCATTCTGCTCGACCGTGAAATTCGTGATTTCAGCCGCAGGAACTCTCGCATTCATTCTGAAAAAGAACGAAAACGAAGTCATGCGGTATGAGGAGTATTTCAGCGAGGGTCCGCACACCAAGACCTACACCTATCCGTTCACATCGGAGGTCGGTCAAAACACCATGTCGCTCAGCATGGTTTCGACTGACGGCGCAGAGGGAAAATTCCCGAAAATGCAGACATGGGGCTATGTGATGGGCGCTTATCTTGCCGGAGATACTCCGTGGGACGGCTACATTGAAGCCCGCGAGGACGAGGTTCGGTTTACTACGCACCGAACCGTCATAAAGTCGCTTGTTCGTACTTCGGACACTCTGCTGTTTGAGTTACTCAAATCGCACAAGTTTGTTTTTACCGAACCTATGCCCGCTTTTGTTAAGTGCGAGATGGAGAGAAAAACGCTTGAACCCACGGTCAGAGCGGTATTCCCGGACGCATGGAGCCCCAAGATAGTCACACCACCGCCAATCACCGTGGTGAACGTATCGAACAGAAAGCTGTATCTTGAACTGCGAAATCCCGTCAAGGGGGAGCGCATTGAAACCGCAGCTTTCACAATGATAGTCACCACCGAAAAGGAAACCGTGCGCTTGCAGCCGATTTCCGCAGATTTCGGTGTCGGCGATTTCGGCAGTACGATTTGGCTTGCGTTCGGAAGTTCCGTGATGAAAGACAGCGTTCAGAGCATTACTCTGCTGTATGACGGAGAGGTCGGTAATCTGACTGATGTGCTGAATAACGCGCCGTGTAACAGTTTCCAGACATCGTTTATTTATTCACCATTCGAGGAGGAAGAAACATGATAAAAGGATGTGCGACCATTCAGATTTTTGATGAGAAATCTGGAGAAGTGGTTAAGGAACTTCATGAAGAAAACATGATAACCAACGCAGTGGACACGATTCTCAACCCGCCCGATTACATCGAAATCGGCATGGATTCCGACAACGACCGTAGCTTCAATATGCTGCGCGATTTTGCTGGAAACATTGCCGATACTGCTTTCCGTGGGGTTATAGTATGCCGCGATAAAATCCCCGAGGACGGAAACAATATGATGCTACCGTGGACGAACGAGGAGATAGGTCACGCAGGAATCGCCAACACGAACACGGACACGAGTATCGGCACTTACAACGCTAATGAAAGCGGCCGCATTGAGAACGGTAAGGGCTACCGCCATGTGTGGGACTTCGCCTCGGACAAGGCGAACGGCGAGATAAGTTGTATCTGCCTTACCACCAAGGACGGCGGCACAAACGGAATGCACCATTCCTACTGGAATCTGTCCTGCGGAGGAACTGACCTTAACAGCAGTTCTCTGGATTCGTTCAGGCAGGCATACCACACTATTGTCGGGCGGTATATTCCGGATTCGCAGTTCAACTGCGGGGTCTTCAAGTGGTTTTATATGGGCAGGCTGTCAAATGGAAATGTGCGGCTCCTCGGAAAGCATATTCATGACGGGTGCATTTATGAAGTCGTTATGTTCGACCCCATGTCGATAAGCGTAAGCACGGAAAAGCCGTTCTGCGGCATTATAAGCGTGAAGAAAGTTATAGAGCTGTTCCCGGCGGCAGAGCGTATTCCTAATTCGACCTATGATAACAGCTATCATCACGGTGGTTATTACTACGACTGTAATACGAGCAATATAAAAAACCTGCCTGCGGAAGAAATTGAGAAGCTAAAGAGCGACTGGGAAAGTGATCCTCAGTGGCTGGCGTTCTTCCCCTATGTGATTGGGGACAAGATACATATCGTTGCAACCTCGCTCCAACATATTCATCATTACATTTTTGACTTGGACACTTTTGTGCAGATTTCCAAGAAGGTAATTGAAACAGATGCGCCTTTGCAGAATTACGGAGTTGGTATCAATAATGTGTATGCTTCGGGGGTTTCGGGAAGTTACAGATGGTTTTACGGCGCGGGTGTGAACGGCGATTACTGCAATGCTCTAAGCGCCTTTGAGTGGGACGATAAGTACTTCGTTATTACTAAATATCCGCTGATAGACGGCACAGAAGCGACAGGAACAAACAACTTCGGGCAGCTGCGCATATTCACAAAGGACGGTAAATCCACGGGCAAAACATGGCAGTATGTCGCTGACGGAACGCTCTCTAATATGACGGCGGCGAGCTTCTGGGGATTTTATGTTGACGAAAAGACGAACACTCCGCTTGTGATTTGCGATAGCTGCAACATTTCCTATTCACTGCTTGCCCTTGAGATAATCAAAAGCGGCGAGGATTACGGCAGATACAGAATGCGGTTCTCTGCTCCGACTTATGGAAACAGTTATCTGTATTCGTATGCGAATATCATCAAGACAGACGGACTTAACCTGCCGCTGTATATTCTGCCGTACTATCCATATTCAAGCGGTAGTCAGCATTTCTTCGGCTTTGCGCTTGGAATCTGCAAGCTGTGCCTTACCACAATAAACACCCTGTCCGAGCCGGTGCGAAAACTGGACGGGCAGGTCATGAAAATAACTTACGATATCGTTGACGAATGATTGGAGGGATCATTATGAGAGAATTCTGGAACACAATTCAGCTTATTTTTACGGCGGTCGGCGGGTGGCTCGGCTGGTTTCTCGGAGGGAGTGACGGCTTGCTTTTTGCGCTTATTGCCTTTGTGGTTATCGACTACATAACCGGAGTGATGTGCGCTATCTCGGATAAGAAACTGTCAAGCGCAGTCGGGTTCAAGGGAATATGCAGAAAGGTGCTTATCTTCGCTCTGGTCGGCGGAGGGCATATTCTTGATACTCGTGTTATTGGCGCAGGCTCTGTTCTGCGCACTGCGGTGATATTCTTTTACCTGTCGAACGAGGGAATTTCACTGCTTGAGAATGC